TCACAGCGCCCGCTGTTGTCACAGCATACGCCGCTGTCACAACACACTATAGAAATAAAAGAGATGTCGGTGTTGTGACAGCGCCCGCGCCGCCCCCGCCGTCGCCGGCGGCTGGCTGTCACAACACACTATAGAAATAGAAGAAGAACTGGTGTTGTGACGGCGCGCTCCGCAGCGAACTGGCGTACAGAAACGCGGCGCGCGGCGGGTATAATTGATATGGATGGGGATAGCGCCCCGTCTGGAGAGAAAGAGTAAGAGGTGCACCAGATGAACCTTCCCTTTGACCGCCCGCTGGATAAGGTCACAAACGGCGCGCTTGCGGCGGCGTTGGTGGTGGTGGTTGCGTGGGCTCTGCGTGAGTTCGTTGGGGTTGATCTGCCGGCGGAAGTTCAGTCGGCGCTGGCGCTGATCGTCGGCTTCGGCATTTCATATCTCGTTCCGCTGAGCGCGGCTGAGGCTGAAGCGATAGCCCAAGCGTATTACCGCAAGTAGACGTACTGCTGGCAGCGCCCGCGTCGCTGCGGGCTGCTGTCACAACACCGTATAGAAATAAAAGAGCAACTAATGCTGTGACGCACTGTGGAAACAGACGCGCTGACAGAAGAGAATCGCAACGCGGTGTTATGGGCGCTGCTGCATTTAGCGCTCGACCCCGACGCGCCGGCGGGCGCGCGCGTTGCGGCGGCGCGGCTGTTTCTGTCGCAGTTCGGCGAGACGAACGCGGAGCGCGATGTGCTGGTGGTCGTAGATGACGCGGCGTTCGTCGAGACGGTATGAGGTGCGACTGCCGCGCCTGCACGCCGATCAGCGCGCCGTCGCCGGACAGACGAAAAATGCGCGGTTCGTGCATCTCCGCGCAGGTCGGCGGTGGGGGAAGTCGCATCTGTTGGCGCGAATGCTGGTTGAAGCGGCGCTGGTGAAGAAGCAGACGGTCGGCTACTTCGCGCCGACGTACAAACTGATGCTGCCGGTGTGGGAGCAGGCGCGGCGCGTGCTGCGCGCGCCGGTCGCGGAAGAGTATAAGGCGGAACGGCGGATTGATACGACCGTCGGCGGTCGGATTGAGTTCTGGTCGCTCGACAACGAAGATGCGGGGCGGTCGCGCGGCTACGATCTGATTGTGGTGGACGAGGCGGGGCTGGTGCGCAATCTGGAGACAATCTGGCGCGAAAACCTCATTCCCGCGCTGCTTGACCGGCGCGGCAGAGCGGTGCTCGCCGGCACGCCGAAGGGAAAGGGGGATTTCTGGCGCATCTACCAGAGCGCGCTGGAAGACCCGCGCTGGGCGACGATCCGGCGTTCCACCAGCGACAACCCGCGCCTCGATCCGGCTGACGTCGCGCTGCTGCGCGCGGCGATGACGGAGCGCGCAGCGCGTCAAGAACTGGACGCGGAGTTCTTAGATGATGGCGGCGCGGTGTTCCGCAACGTTCGCGCGTGCGTCGGCGAGATTGTACGCAGCAACGAAGCCGCAGTTATCGGCGTCGACTGGGGGCGCTACGAAGACGCGACGGTGTTCGCCGCGCTTGACCCGCAGACGCAGTGCGTCGTGGACGTTGAGCGCATCGTTGACGCTGATTTCACAACGCAGCGTCGCGCGCTGGTCGAGTTCTGGCAGCGGAACGGACGCGGCGCGGTGATCGCCGAAGCGAACAGCATCGGCGCGCCGAACATCGAAGAGTTGCAGCGCGCCGGGCTGCCGGTGCAGGCATTTACGACGACTGCCGCCAGCAAGCCGCTGCTGATTGACACGCTTGCGCTGGCGCTGGAGCAGCGAACGATTGTTCTGCCGTCGGAAGAATGGCTGCTCAACGAGTTAGAGATGTACAGCGTGGACGTTGCGGCGTCGGGGCGAATGCGCTACAGCGCGCCCGAAGGCTGTCACGACGACGGAGTTATTGCGCTGGCGCTCGCGGCGTGGGGCGCGGCGCGCGGCGCTGAGGTGCTGTTTGATGTCTAGAACAAGCGCGCAGATCGTATTGTCGCCCGGCGAGCGCTACGACATCAAAGCGCTTAATCTCGACGAGTTTCTGCCGACCGCGTGGACGGGCGCGTTCGGCGGCGACGGCGACGCGGTGGATGTCGAAACGGCGTATGAGCGCGTCGCAGTGGTGCGCACTGCGGTGACGCTGAGGGCGAACGCGCTGGCGTCGCTGCCGTGGGAAATCACAACCCGACGCGGAACGTTGATCGCGTTCGACGCAGAGCGTTTGGCGGCGCTCATTCGCGGCGTCGAGATCGATCTGTGCCTGTACGGCGCGGCGTATCTGCTGCGCGACCCGGCAGCGCCGCTGGGGCTGCGCCGACTGCACCCGCGGACGATCACTCCCGTCACCGATCCGAAGCGCGGGCTGACCGGCTTCACCCGGCGCGCGAACAACGTCGAAATCCGGCTGGAGCCGGAGACGGAACTGCTCTATATCTGGGAACCTTCAGTGCGCGGCGAGGTTGAACCCGGCGTCGGGCTGGTGACGACGGCGCTCACGCAGGCGCGGTCGCTGCTCGCGGCGGAGCGCTACCAGAGCGCGTACTTCGAGCGCGGCGCGGTGCGCCCGACGGTGTGGATGTTCGCGCAGCGACCGACCGACGCGGAGCGTTCGCGGTTCGAGCAGTGGTTGCGGCAGTTAGTGAGCGGCATTCGCAACGCATTCCGGCACCTTGCGCTGTCGAGCGAGATCAAGACGGTGACGCTTGGCGACACGATCTCCGATGCAGTGCAACCGGAATTGTTGCAACGCGCGGCGGAACTGATGCTGACTGCGTTCCAGGTGCCGATGTCGTTAGTGTTCTCCAGTGCGAGCAACTACGCAACCGCGCTGCGCGACTACCAGACGTTTATCCTTCTGACAATCCTCTCCCGCGCGCGCGAGATCACCGCAATGCTGCAACCGCATTTCACTGCATACAACCAGGTGTTGCGCTGCAACGAAGCGCGCATTGACGCGGTGCAGAACGCGGAACTGGAAAAGGCGGAAGCGATCCAGCGGCTGGCGGGGCAGCCCGTTCTGACGCTCAACGAAGCGCGGGCGCGCCTCGACCTGCCGCAATTCGTTGAGGACGCCGCTGACCAGCAACTGCTGCGACTGCGCAACCGGCTGGCGGCGGCGCGGGAAGCGATTGCGGCGGGGCTCGACCCCGCGACGGCGCTGCGTCTGGCGGGCGTTGACGAAGCGGCGAACGTCGAAGCGACAGACGTCGAAGCGAAGGCGTTGAAGAAGGACGCAGAGCCGGAACTGCTGCCGCACGAACGCCTGCTCTACCGCGATCTCAGGCGCGCGTTTCAGCAGTTGCGTCAGGCGGTGCTTGACAGCGCGGACGAGATCACGGCGCAGATGTTCAGCGAGACGCTCTATCCCGCAATGCGGCGCAACGTCGAGACGATTGCGCGTCTGTTCGCGGACGAGATGCGCATTGAGGTCGGCGTTGCGGTCAACGTTGACGCGCTGCTGGCGGATTGGGCGGAAGAAGCGACGCGCCGCCAGGTCGAAGAGTTGCTCTATCCGTATACGCGCGACTACATCGCCCGCGCCGTCGCCGCCTGGCAGCGAATGCCGGGAGCCGACCGCGCAGAACTCGTTGCAATGCTTGAGCCGGTTGTCGGCGCGGGTCGCGCCGAAACCGTCGCCATCACCGCTGCGACGGAAGCGGCTGCGGCGGGGGTGCGCGCGTACCGCGACGGGCTGAAGGCGGAACACAATCTGGAGTATGTGATGATCTGGGAGACCGCGAACGATGAGCGGGTGTGCCCGATCTGCGGCGCACTGCATCGCAAGCGTGAGGGGGAGTGGGGCGGGCTGAGCGGGCCGCCCGCGCACCCGCGCTGCAGGTGCGGCGTGCGACTGGAGCGTGCTGATGCAGGTTAGCGTCTCAGTTGATGTGAACAACGCGCTGCGCAAACTGCTGCCGCGCACAGCGCAGATCGAAGCCGCGCTCGACGCGGGCGCGGCGGCGGCGCACAGCGTGATGCAGGTCTACCCGTCGCCGCCTGCCGGATCACGCTATCGGCGCACCGGCAATCTGCGGCAGAAACTGCGGCTGAGGAAATTGTCAAGAACGTCGCGCGTCGTTGAGAACACCGCGTCCTACGCGCGATACGTTTACGGAATGCCGCAGGCGCGCGTGCATCGCGGGCGCTGGGCGTCGGCGGTTGACGCGGCGGAAGCGGCGCGGAAGGAAGCGGTCGCGGTGTTGCGGGGGAGGTGAGGAGATGGAGTGGAGAACCGCGCCTGGCGCGGCGTTGAAGGCTGCGTACACCGGCGACGTTGAGGGGCTGCTGGTGGTGTTCGGCAACCCCGATGCGACCGATCTTGAAAACGAGTTCTTCACGCGAGGGACGGATTTCGGACGGCTGCGCGAAACCCCGATCTGGCTTAATCACGCGCAACCCGTCAAAACCGCGTCGGGGGTTATCCTCATCGAAGAGCCGATCGGTTACGGCGCGCTGGAGATCGCCGACGAGGGCGTTATTATTCGGGGATTGCTCGACGCGAAATACCGCTACCTCGCGCAGATCGCGCCGGAACTCGGCTGGTCGAGCGGGACGGCGGCGCATCTGGTGCTGCGCGAGCAGGTCGGGAAGGCGATGCACATCAAACGCTGGCTGCTGGGGCTGGACGCCAGTATTACGCCGACGCCCGCAGAGCCGCGCACGATGTTGAGGAATGCGTATCGGTTAGTCATCAAATGAAGGAGGAGACGGAACAGATGACGGAGATTGTGATGAATCAATCGGAACTCGCTGCCGAGATCGCGGCGCGATTGCGCGACGAGGTTGCGGCGGCGGTGAAGGCGCAGGCGGTCGGCGTGGCGACAGGCGCGCCGACGGCTGCTGAAGGCGAAGGATCGTTCGGCGACTTCTTGAAGTGCGTTGCGCTCAACGATGTCCAGCGACTGCGCGCGGTCTACAAGAGCAGCAAAGCGCTTGACGAAACAACCGGCGCGGGCGGCGGGTTCCTGGTGCCGACGCAGTTCGAGCAGCGCATCCGCGCCGTCGGCGCGCCGATGCTGTTTGACCAACTCGTAGCCGCCGGACGCGGCCCGTTGATGCTGCGCACCAACGCCGCCGAGTTGGCGCTGCCGGCGCTGGAGCAAGACCAGGCTCCGAACGTCGAATCGAGCGCGCTTGTCGGCGGGGTGCGGCTCATCTGGCGCGAACAGAGCGCCGACGTCCAGGAGAGCGAGCCGCGCTTCGAGCAGCGCATCTTCCGACCGCACGCGGCTGACGCCTACGTTGCAGCGGCGACTGAGTTGATCACCGACGCGCCGCAGGCGCTCGAGGATACGCTGGTGTCGCTATTCGGTCGCGCGTATGCGACGCTCAAGGCGCGGGTTATTCTTCGCGGAACCGGCGTCGGTCAACCGCGCGGAATTGTCGGGCATCCCGCGTCGATCAGCGTTGCGCGCGCCACCGGCGGAACGCAGGTCGAGAACGACACAAACACCGTACTGGCGATGATCCAGCGTCTGCTGCCTGGCAGCGCAACCGCAGTCTGGATCGCACACCCGTTCTGGCGCTCGCGGCTGATGGCGACGCGGCTGGCGGATACGCTGCTGTACGTCGCAAACGGTCAGTCGCTGGTGTACGGCGATACGCTGGCAGGCATCCCGATTGCGTACAGCGAACACCTGCCCGCAGTGGCGAACGCCGGGTCGCTCATTCTCGCCGATCTCTCATACTACGCGCTGGTGGAACGCGCGTCGTTCAGCGTCGCGTACAGCGAGCACGCGCGGTTCCTCAAGCGCCAGGCAGTGTGGCTGTTCGGAGTGCGGATTGACGGCGCGCCGCTGGTCAACGCGCCGCTGACGCTCGCCGACGGCGCAGGAACCAACACCGTCAGCCCGTTCGTCGAGATCGCGGCTGGCTCGTAGTAGTAGTGCGATCGGGCTGTCACAACACATCATAGAAATAAAAGAAGATGATGTGTTGTGACGCTGCTGGCAGAACGGCGGGCGCGGACGTCACAGCAGAGCAAGCGCTGTCACAACACGCTCTATAAATAAAAGAGATACGGGTGTTGTGACAGCGGTCGGTTACGGATCAGCGGCTGAACGAACAACGCGCGCTGTCACAACACCCGTATAGAAATAAAAGAGCAACTGGTGTTGTGACAGCGCTGAATAAGGAGGAGGAGATGATCACGCAGGAGATTATCCAACCGCTGGCGCGGTACTTCAACGCCAGTATGAGCACTGGAACAAGCACCCCCGTCATCAGCATCTCGAATGCGCAGATGGTGCGGATCGTCGCTCATTCCGGCACGCTGACAGGAGCGGGTTCGGCGGTGCTGCGCGTCTATGTGAACACGACGAACACAACGTCGGGCGCTGTGCAGTTGACGAGCAAAGCGGTTACGTTGCTGTCGGACAGGACGTATGAAATATTCATCGCCAGCGCAGAAGTGTATGATGCGATGGAGCGCGCGTCATACCTCTTCGTGAGCCTCGACGCAGCGACGGGAATGACTGCGCAGATTGCGATCGAAATCTCGGCGCTGCCGGGGCGCGATATTCCCGCGTCGCTTCCGTCGAACTGGACGCGGGTGTTGTGAGGCAGGCGATGTACGCAACGCCGGCGCAACTCAAAACGTATCTCGCAATCACGACAGCGACAGACGACGCGCTGCTGACCGATCTGCTCACGCGCGCAACTGCGATCATCGAGCAGATGACGCGCAAGACGTTCACTGCGCCGGCGGCGACGGCTCGTCAATTCGGGCGCGAACTGATGCTGTGGGACGCGCAGTTGCAGCGCGATTACCTGCTGCTGCAGTCGGGCGTCTACGTTGCGCAACTCGTCAGCGCCGCCGACGGCGACGGCGCGGCGATCCCGCTGACGGAGATCGACACGCACCCGCCCGACCCGCCGTACACCGTGCTGGCGCGCAAAGACGCGCGCTGGTGCAGCGCGTCGCAGCAGGCGACCGTCACCGCGCGCTGGGGGTACAGCATCAACCCGCCTGATGACGTCGTTCACGCAACGATCCGGCTTGCAGCGTGGCTGTACCGGCAACGGGGAACGGCGAACGACCCCGATCGCCCGACGGTTGCGGAGAACGGGCTTGTGCTGCTGCCGTCGGCGCTGCCGGACGACGTTCGAGCAATACTGGAGCGCTACCGCGATGTCGTATAGCGCAGTAACCGACATTATCGAGATGCTCGCCGGGCTGACGGTGCAGTACAACAGCGTCGTCGTTCCCGTCCAGCGCCTTGCGGCGCAGGCGAACTGGTCGGACGCGGCGCAGTTGCCGGTGCGGATTATCCCGACGATCGGCGGGTTGCGGCTGATTGAAGGCGGCGTCTACACGCCGACGCGCGCAACGCGCGCGGTGTGGGAGATCGACGATCTGCTGCTTGTGCGTGATGTCGGAATGGGGCGCGGCGTTGCGGATACGGCGTCGGCGCTGGTCAACTATATCGAAGATTACGTTGCGCGACTGCGCTCCGCGTGGCTTGCGCGCGGCGACGTGCAGTTGCTCAACGTCAGCGGAATAATCGACGTTGTTCGATACGGCGAGCGGGCGTATGAGGGCGCGACGGTGACGACGCGCTTCGCGCATCTTATACGCGCGCCGTCGACATAGGAGGAAGTATGCCTCACTCTGGAGTTATCGCCGGCTTGTACGCCGGCAACTTCGCGGTCGAAATCTCGACCGACGGTACAACCTGGACGGCGGTGTCTGACGCAACCGTCAAAATCGATGACGTCGAGATGAATCGCCCAAGCGGCGAGGCGTACGTCGGCGGCTCAAGCGATTACGCGACGATCACAATCGGCAAGCGCGAACCGGTCGAGATTACGTTGACGTTTTTGTACAGCGAGGCGACCAACGCTGCGGCGACTACAATCTACGACCAGTTCGAGAGCGCGACGCCGACGCTTGGCGTGCGCTGGTCGCCGCGCGGGCTCGTTGCGAACGCGCGTGCGTATGCGACGAGCAACGACGGATCGGCGACGGGGTTGGGCGTGATCACAAACGTTACGCTGAGCGCGCTTGACCCGGGCGAGGCTGAGCCGTATGTCGCGCTCGTAACGGTGCGAACGCCGACGCTGCGGCAGTACACGCTCGGCGCGGCCCCGACCGACCTCTCGTAAAGGAGGCGCTATGTCTGAACCTGCAACGATCTACGACGTTGACGCTATCCGCGTCGACCGTACTGCGCTGACGATCCGCGAAGCCGCAACGCTGCTCAACCGCGAACTGACGCCTGAGGTGATTGCACGGCTGGTGCGTAAGGCAATCGGGAACCAGGCGGATCAGTTCCCGATACGGGCGTTGAAGGCGGTGTACGAGCGGGCGCTGCCAAAGATTTTCGAGCCTGATGAAGCGATCAGGTCGCGGGTTGCGGGGCTGATGCCGAACGTTACGACGATTACGCTCGGCGAGTACCACCAGTTTCTGGAAGCGAGCGAGCGGAAGATCGCGTTCCCCGACGTTGCTGCGACGCTGCTCGCCAAAGCGTACGGCGACGACATTCTCAACGAGCCGTATGCAGCAGCGGCGTTGTTGCTGAAACGGATATTCGACGCGGTAGGCGACGAGGGAAACGGGTAGCGCGGGCGACGGCGCTGGGGCTGCACGACCTCGCGCCGCTGCCCGCTGCGTACGCAGAACTGGTATTGTGTCGGGACATCTATCACTGCACGCCTGACGCGCTCGACCGCCTGCCGCTGCTGCGCGTCGCGCAGCACCTCGCAGCGCTGCGCGCGGAGCGGCGACATCAAGCGTTGGTGACAGCGCATCGACGGAAACGCAGATGAGCGACGTCGTTATCAAACTGAGCGCAGTTGACGCCGCCAGCGGCGTGCTTGAGCGCGTCGCGCAGAACGTTCGCGGCGTCGGTCAGGCGGCTGAGGCGCAGCGCAGTGCGTTCGGCGCGCTTGAGCAGGTCGCCGTCGGCGCGCTGCGGCAGATCGGCGCAGCAGCGGTCAATCTGGCGGGCGCGGGGATCGCTGCGCTCGTCGATCAACTGCGCGCAAGCGTCGATGTCGCTGCGACGTTTGAGAGCGCGCTCTACAAATTTCAGGCGGTTGCGGGCGACGCGCTGACGAAAGCGGGGCTGTCGTTCGACGACGTTCGGGAGAAAGCGCTGGAACTCGGCGCGTCAACGCAGTTCAGCGCGCAGCAGGCGCTGGACGCAATGACGGAACTCGTCAAAGGCGGCGTTGACGTCAAGGATGTGATGACCGGCGCAACCGACGCGACGCTCGCACTCGCTGCGGCTGCGCAACTCGAACTCGCCGACGCGGCGACGATTGTTGCAAAGCAGTTGGGCGTCTGGGGCGAGACCGGCGTCACTGCGGCGAACGTCGCCGATCTGCTCGCGTCGGCGGCGAACGCAAGCACTGTCGACGTTGAGGAACTTGCGCTCGGTCTGGCGAACGTCGGCGGCAGTGCGCGCACCGCCGGGCTGTCGTTTGAGGAGACCGTACAAACGATGGCGATAATCGCGCCGCTATTCAGCAGTTCCGCCGACGCTGGGACGTCGCTGAAAACGTTTTTGCAACGTCTCATTCCAACGACCAGCGATGCTGCGGGAATGATGAAACAGTTGGGTCTCTATTCGGAGAAGACGGGAAGTGTGTTCTACGACGCGCAAGGTCGTTTTGTCGGGATGGAGGAAGCGGCGCGGCTGCTGCACAACGCGACGAAAAATTTGAGCGAAGAACAGAGGTTCTTAGCGCTCAACACCATCTTCGGAAGCGACGCGATCCGCGCAGCGGCGGCGATTGCGGAGGCGGGCGCGGAAGGCTACAACGCAATGGGACAGTCGATGCGCGACGCCGGCGGCGCGGCGGCGGCTGCTGCGACGATGCAGCAAGGCTACGCATTCACGCTCGACCAGTTCAACGCGGCGGTTGAGACGCTGCAAATCACCGTCGGCAGCGCGCTGCTGCCGTATTTGACGCAACTGGTCGCTGCGGCTGCTGAGGGCGTCAACGCATTCACTGCGTGGGCGTCGAGCATTCTTTCGTCGAACGACCCGCTCGCGGCGCTCGCGGCGCAGATCGGGCTGGTCGGGGTGACGACCGGCAGCGTGCAGCAGACGATTGCGAGCGCGGCGGCGGCGATCTCCGCAACGTGGAGCGCGCTGAGCGCTGCGCTTGCTCCGTCGACGCAGGCGGCGTGGAGCGCGGTGCAGTCGACAGTGCAGACCGCGCTTGCAGCAGTGCAGCAGGCGGTGCAGTTTGCGACCGCGCTGGTAATGCAAATCTGGAACGCGCACGGCGCTGATATTCTCGCATTCACGCAGTCAACCTGGGCGGGGATTATGAGCGTCATCGCCGCTGCTGCGCAGTTTATTCAAGCGGCGATCCAGGCGCTGACCGCCGCCGCGCAGTGGATTTGGGCGAATTTCGGAAACGAGATTTCCGCAATCGCACAATTCGCGTGGAATCAGATCAAGATCGCAACCGAGACTGCGCTTTCAGTATTGCGCAGTCTGTTTGAAGCGGGGACGGCCGCGCTGCGCGGCGACTGGAGCGCGGCGTGGGAGGCGATCAAAGGCGTTGCAGAGGCGCTGTGGAACGGAATACGCGCATCGGCGGAAAATCTGATGAATACGCTCTCGTCGCTGTTCCAGACGTTGTATCCGCGACTGGAGGGCGCGTTTCAGTCGGCGATCTCCGGCGCGGCGTCGCTCGGCGCGGCGCTGATTGACGGAATACGGAGCGGCGTTGAGAACGCCGCGCGCGGACTGGCGCAGGCGGCGGCGAACGCGGCGAAGGCGGCTCTCGATGCAGCGAAAGCGACGCTCGGCATTCGCTCGCCGTCGCGCGTCGCGGCTGAAGAGGTCGGCGTTCCGCTTGCGGAAGGCATCCTGCGCGGGCTGACGGCGGGACTTGCGCCGCTGCCGCTGCTCACCCGCGATGCGGTGACGCAACCGCCGCCGGCGTCGTCGACGGTCAACGTCGGCGGAATCACCGTCAACGCCGCGCCTGGTATGGACGAACGCCGCGTTGCAGTGATGGTACGCAACGAAATCGACAATCTCACGCGCTACGCGCGGTTTGGGAGGGTCTGAGATGAGAGTGCGGAAGATCGGCACGCTTGTTTTCGATTCAAATACGAACATTATCGTAGACGCCGACGCGCAAGACGCGCCCGGCGTCGGGTTTCACATCAACCGCCTCGACGACCCGCAACCGTTCGCGGTCGAAATCGCGTTCAAACGCGCAACCCGGCAGCAAGCGCTCGAAGCGGTGAACGCGCTCGCGCGGGAACTGTTCAGTTACGCGCAGCGGCGACAAAACAACCATCTGGCAATTGCCGGCGGCGCGCCGGTGTTCATCGAGGACGCTGCTGGCGGCGTGACGCTGCTGTCGTATCTGCGCGACAGCAGCGTGACTCTACCCGGCGTCGAGACGACTGCGACGGGGGTTATCGCGCGGGCGCGGGTGACGGGGGTATTGGTCAGTTCGTTCATCGACTACTCGTATGCAACAACTTCTATTTCACTGCTAAAACCATATGAGCGTCGCTTAGTCACGCTGAACAGCACGAGCGATGCGCATCTCTATAAGAACAGTTTGAAACACGTATTTTCATCAATGTCCGGACTCTACAACGCGCTGCTGGCGATTGAGACGCTGGAGAGCGCAACAGCGACAAGCCGCATCAACGTCGTCAATCCGACGTCGGTCACATACGGGATCACGCTGGAGAGTTGGAACGCAAATTGGGCGACGTTGACGCGCGCGAATTTCTCGTCAGCGACGAACGGGACGATCACCTACGACGTGCCTGCGGGGCTTCCGAAAGATGCGTACCGGCTTTTCATCGAGATTTTCTGCCCGACCACGCCCGCGATCGGCGCGGTTTATAACGTTGCGTGGGACGGGCAACCGACGGTATACGAAACGATCTCTGGAGATCGCTCGTGGTATACGCCCGCGCTGATTTCGACTGAGGGAGTTTCGTTTTCGGTGACGCTCAACGTTGAGGGTGTTCCAAACGGAACGCTTGTGATGCCGCTTGTTCTTATCCCGCTTGACGGCGTATACGTCTGGAACGCCGTAACGCCGCCGACGCTGAGTTTCTTTCGCGTTATTGCGCGGCAGAGGGCAGGGGCAGCCCCGCTGTTGGCGTTCCCAAACGGAATTGTGTACGGCTCGCCTGAATTTATATCTGGACGATACATCGCGGTGTTCAACGGAGCGATGGCGACGAATATAACCAGCGCGGCTGCCGATCTTAGCATTTATTCAAATCGAATCGAACCAGCAGCATTCGCGTGAGGAGGCGCTTATGCTCGTTGCAATCACCAGACCGCATCAGCGCTTCCCCGTCCCGCTCAGCGCCGCAGACTACGAGTTTACAACATCAGACGACGGCGACGAGCGCGGGCGCGTCACGCTGCCGCCGGCGCTCGCGCGCTCCGGCGTGATGACGCAGATCGGCGATGAGTTGGCCGTCTACTGCACGCAACTCTCAAAAACGATCTGGCGCGGTCAAATCGAGCGGATTGAGGAAGCGCGCGACGGGAGCATCACCTGGCACGCGCTGGGGTTCGGCGCACTGCAGCGCGACGCGCGCATCTCAGTTGTGCAGAATATGAGCGATATGTCGCGCTGGAGGCCGGTTGGGTCGGGGTTTATTCCGCCGAGCGCCGGGTACGATTCACGACCTGACCTCTGGGAGTATGAGATTGTTTCGGTCGGCGGGCTGGCGCAGATGCGGATACGGACGAAGAAGGCGGGTACGATAACGACGTATGATCTCTTATTCCTCGCGTATCTCTACGACCAGCCAGAGCGTTACTTCCGAATCAGAGCGTATGAGAATATAAGAGTGACATCCATCGCCTATACTAATCTGGCGGTGGGCGTCCTGATTGCGCCGATAACAGCAGTGCCGCAACCCGACGCATACACATTTACACTTGGGGCGTTTACTCTTCAGCCCGCGCCGGGAACCGTCATAGAAACGAACTGCTACGGCTGGATCGTCGGGGTGCTGGCGCCGGGCAACGAGACGACGGCGGGCGCCACGTCGGTGACGTTTCACGTAACGGTCAACAACACCAGCGCATACAGCGGGCACGCAATCGATGAAGGGCTGCTCACTTCCGCGCTGATCGGACGCGGCGGGTGCTGCGACATATACATCCCGGCTGGAACAAACGCGAACATCACAAAGCCAGATGCGAATCTGCGCGAGATTATCGAGCAGAGCACAGACGAGTACGCGCAGGTCAGATACCCCCGCAAGCGCTTTCTCCGCGACCGCGCGCTGCCGACGATCGATTTCCGCGCCGACAGCCCGCTGGTGTGGCGCTTCCCTGAAACGACGCGGGTTGTGGACATTTCAAAAGCGCCAAATCGCGTGTACGGTCAATATCGCGGCTACTGGACGGATCATCTGACCGCGACGACGATGATTCTACCGCTCGAATCTCGCCGTCAGTCGCTTGCCTGGCGCGTGGCAAGCGTCGGCGAGTACGGCAGCAAAGCGATTGCGGAGACGCGGCGCGACGAGGCGGCGGTCGCGTTCGACCGCCAGATCGCGCCAATCACAGTCGAACTCGACAACGCGCGCTACGAACTGATGACGCGAGACGGGATAACAGTCCCGAATTGGGCTGCGGACGTCAGCGACTATGCGATTGTGCCGGGATATTTCAGAAACGCGAAAATCACATCGCGGACGATCAGCAGAGAACGAACGACGTACACTGTGTCGTTCGACCCCGACGATTTTGTAAACGCGCTACGGTGAGAGAGGGTTGCAATGCGACAACTGTTCTGGTATGTCGGCGGTAAATATCGCATCGCGCCGGAGGTCAACCGGCGGTTCGGCGCGGTCGACGCGCGTATTGACGCATTTACCGGCTCATCGAGTTGGATACTCGCATCACCGCCGGTCAAATACGAGATCGTCAACGATCTTGACGGATACGTCGTCAACTATCTGCGCGCGGTCAAGTACGCGCCTGACGAAGTTGCGAAACATCTTGACTTTCCAGGCGCAGAACTTGAACTGATTGCGTATCATCACTACGCCAGAGACAAACTGCCTGAACTCGTCGCCAGACTCGGCGGCGATCCGGAGTACTACGATCCAGTGATTGCCGCTCGCTGGGCGTATGTGATGGCGCATAAACTCCCTCCGTCGCTCACAAAGCCGGGCAGGTGGCGGGTGCGCGACGGGAGGTTGGAATACGGAAGCGACGAAGGGACGGCGCGCGTCTGTATGACGGTGCGATCTCGAATACTCGCCAGGCTCTTCAAAGAGCGCCGCGTCGCCGAATACGTCGCTGCGATCTCAGAACGTTTGCGTTCGGTTCATATACTGTGGAACGACTTTGAGGTCGTCGTCGAGAAGGCGCGCCATCCAGAACTCGGCATCGTCGGCATCTTGCTCGACCCGCCGTACCCGCGTCACCTGCGGGATTTCGACTACGACACCGACGACGCAGCGGTCTGGCAGCGCGCGGCGCAATGGGCAATCGCCAACGGCGACAACCCCAAACTGCGCATCGCAGTGTGCGGCTACGGCGACGCGGAGAGCGACGCGCTGTTCCCGCAGAACTGGACGCGGTTCTTCTGGCGGCGAAGCGGCATCGGACGGAATAAGGAAATCGAGTGCGTCTGGTTCAGCCCGCATTGCGGGGGAGGCTGAGATGATTGAAGATAACCCGCTCGTCTTCGCACCGCACAGCATCAGCGCTGAGACGTTCCGGCGCGTGCTGCGCAGCGCGCGCAGTCCGGCGTTCGTCGAGACCGAGGCGCTATTGGCGGCGCTGGATTACTGGGGCGCGGATCGCGGGATCGCGCTCGCATTTTTTGCGAAGGAAAGCAGTTACGGGCTGCGCGGCGTGGCGACGCGCACGCGCAACTGGGGCAATCTCCGGCGCGGCAAGCGGATGATTGGACAGACGTCGCATCCGTTCGCGGTCTACGCGAACTGGGCGGACGGTCTCAACGACTGGTGCGAGTTGCTCAAA